ACCCTTACCCGGAGTACCTTCAACTTTATTGATAGTAGCTCCCGGAATAGCTTCAGGGTAGTTGCTAAGGATAGCTCCCGGAATAGTAACATACAGACTAGCTTCCATGCTTACTGTAGAATATTCAGACAGTGAGTAAACTCCTTCATTATCATCTTTTTCCATTGCAGTCAAAGTGATAACAGCACCAGAAACTGTAGCATTAATTCTACGATTTGCGTGTTTGTTGATCTTCTTAACAATAGCAGCAGCTAAAGCAGAAGCATCTGTGCTAGCAGCATATACTTCATAAGTATGAGTAAACTGACCCGGAGCTTCATACATATCTTTGTAAACCATTCTCAGAACGTATCTGTGACCAGCTACGATAGTTGCATCAGTCAAAGTAATAGTAATCTTATCCTGAACAGGAGCAACATATTCACCAATAACAGCACTAGGTTTTGAATCTTTCTTGATTTCATTACCAAATTTGATATTAGCTTTCTGAGCAACTGAACCATCAGGCATAGTTACATTAACTTTATTCTGAGCTACACCTACATACAATGAAGTGGCGTTAGCAGCTTCAGCGGCAGTTTTTAAGATAGCTCTATTCTGGTCGAACAAAGCAACATCACCTACAGCCAAAGCATCAGCAGTAGTATATGATGCAGGAATATTTTTACCGATCAATACGATATCTACGTGTTGTAACATAATTTAAATTTTATTTTTAGTTTAACATAAATGCGCGCTCATGTAAACTTAGTTCATCTTCTACTTTCCTTATTTCAGATTTCCACGTCAATGAACGCATTAGTTTTTGTCAGATTTATCTGACTATTGCATAGAAGCAGCTTGCTGTATATACATCATTACAGCTGCATCTACAATTTCTTGGTGAGTATCAACTGGCATTTCAGTGTACTCTTCTGTTAGATTATTACCTAAATCTTTAGCATTTCTTAAGTAAGTTAACTGGTATTCGTTTATACCGTAATTACCATCTGTTATTAATACTATCTTGCCATCTGTATATAATCTAACTGGTCTAGCTTGATTGTGATGTAAGTGATATTCTGATAAACTATTACTCAATATTCTATCAACTGTTTCAATAGTAGCTTCAATCACATCCATAGATTTAGAAACTAATGATGGACATCTATCATCAAATATATGGATACTAACCTATTCACCTAAAGTAAGTAATCCTACGGATAGTTAGTTGACCATCTGTTATTGTTTCTATCAAAGTCAAGACCTGTATATCTATCTGTTTTTACTAGAGTACGTAACTTATCAGATAATTCTTGATTAAGCTAAAACGCTCTATATAACTGTTTAACATATTCGTCTTTAGCTCTATTTATATAGTAGAATATAGTATCTGAGTTCAGTTTACTCATAATATTATAACCCGGTATAATATTATTCAACTATCTTTCAAATGCTATTTGGAATTGTCTTTCAGTCATAATTATTCAGATAATTGGTTCAACTATAATTTACTAGATGTTCTTGGTGATTCAATGTTTTCTAATGCTATTACTACAGCTCTATTGATAACTTCATTCATTACATCTTCAGGTAGATCTAATTCTTCGTCTAACTGTGTGTAATCAAACTGTTTAGGTCTCTTTATATAAGTAATATTAACCGCATACTTATTACTTGATGGTTTAAAACTATCTGATATCTGCATCACAGGATCTACGTAGATTTTCATTCTATTATCCTCTAATGTAGCTACAGGTACTTCAACCCAAGGTATATTGTTGTATGTCTGTTTAAATAGGTTAGCATTCTAATGATCTACTATCAAACAATTAGTAGATGAACCTTTAAACATAATTACTGCAGATAATATAGTTACTCTTCTACCTCCATCATGAATGTCATCTATTACGAATTCATTGTATGTAGAATTATTAGCAAAGATGTTCTCATCAGTACATACTAAAGCATCCAGTTCAGATATACTTTGGAGAGATCCTTCGAAACCCTGTCTTAATACATTGTTCCCACTTATCTTATTACTAATTATCTCATTTTGAGCCTAATTAAGAAAGATATCTATTTCCTCAGGTAAGAATGCAGGTGAGCCACCATAGGCAACTCCCTGAGCATTCTTATCTAGGATAACTTTAAACTAAATATGTGCAGTACGGTTATTCATTACTTGGACTTGATTTCATTTAAAATAGCCATCTTGATATCATTATTCTTCTTATCCTTTAAATAAGCAATTACGTCTTCCAAACCATTACCAATAAGGTCTGTACCAAAGTAATATTGAGCTCTATTCTTTCTAATGATATTCTTAGCAATAGCTTCTTCAATCACAAAGTTAATTTCTTTATTAGGGTTTTCTACCCATTTCATAATAAACTTCTTTGGTGATTCTTCAATCTGTTCTGTCAACTTAGCTTCAATCAGTTCATTTGACATAGTATCAGATTTAATACCATAAAGTCTAAGACATTTACGCATATCCTCAATAGACATCTTATCCATTTCTCTATATGCTTCACGTTTGATCTTGTTGATCTTGTTAGCTTCTTCAGCTTCACTGTCCCTATTAATCATTACATAATCAGTAGCCGGTGTGATCTTATTTAATCCGTTTGCTACTCTCTTATGTCCTTTAAGGAACAAATATTTTAGTTCGTCTTCAGGTCTATCAGTATCTAGTATTGTGTCCTTTTTGCCAACTTTAACAGCAAAAGTATCCCAAAATGAACTATTGGGTGATAGTTTACCTTGTTCGAAACCAATTTCTTTTTCTAATCTTTCTGCATCTTCTGCAGTCAATCCAGTATAAATGTTACCAGATCTGGTCCAGTATGAACTAATATAGTCATAACATGTGGACCATTTTGTGAGCCCAGTCCACGGGTTGGCTTTAATTATTCTAACGATTACTTCCATAATATTAATATTAGATTATCAAGTTAGTGATAAGGGGTCCGAAGACCCCTTTGTGTTTTTAGTAAGTTATACTTACTCAGCTTCCATGATTAATTCACCACAAGCTCTTGGGTCTCTCAACATAATACCCATTTCACCAAGGAAGAATACAGTATAACCATCCTTACCATTAGATCTAAGAGTACTCTTTGAGTTAGCATAACCAGTTGGAGCAACAGCACCACCAGTGTACCAAGTTACAAACTCACGGTCTTTACGAACTACTTTTACAATGTTAGCTTCACCATCACGTCTACCAAGATCAAGGAATGTCATACGATATGATTCCAGAGGTTTCAGTGTGATAGGATGCAACATACGGTTATAAGTAGTATCATCATACAATGGGAAATACTTCAGAGTAAGTTCGATGCCATTAAACATCTTGTAAGTCTTGAACTGACCACCAAAAGTAAGACTATCGCCAGAACCTGTTACAAATACTGTATCAATCAGATTCATATTGATCATCTTTTCTTTCAATACTCTGTCAAATTCTCTCATACCCATTTCACCAGTCAAGGCAATAAACTTACGTTCGTTAGTACCAAGTACATTGTAAGACAGGTCGAACAAGAAGTCTTCCAACAGTTCTGCACTCAGTCTAGTATAGAAACGTCTATTAGATGGAGCAATCTGTTCCAACAGACCAGCACCAATAAATACTGGACGACCGTTAGTACCTTTCAAGTTACAAGAACCATCTTTGTTTACATTGTTTTTCATGTAAACCAGCATTCTTTCACATCTCTTATACCATTCTCTCATTGCAACCCATTCCTGATAGTCTGCCCACAGATATGATTTCTTACCTGTTTTAGGATCTTGCAGAGCTATTGCCATTACTGTTGAATATGCTGAACCAGTAATATCATAGTTAATACGAATTGTCGTCAGATAATTACGCATTTTGAAATGAGTATTATAGTTGAGGATATCACCTTCTTCACTGTATTCTTCTACAGCAGAAGCAAGACGAGATACCTGACATCCAGCTTTCAGATATTCAGAAGGGATGTAAGATGTAGGGTTACCATCTGCTACAAAGCAAGTGTATACCCAAAGGTTGCCATCCTGATAAGGTGCACCCGATACGCGTACTTGGAAATCTTTATTATCAAATTCCAGAATAGCAGTAGGTCCAAACCAGTTATCTTCCAACCACAACAGGATAGGAGTATTACCCAAACCAGCTGTAGAATCATCAGTAATAGCAGCACCATTCCATTTTGCGTCTCTAATTGTTACAGCTCTATCAGCATCAATCATTACGCTCCATTCCCAGCTTGGCTGATCAATGGTCATTACATTACCAAGACCGCCAGTGAGCATATCCAGAGAAGTCTGGTAACCGTTATCCTTAGTACCAAATACATAAGACAATACGGTAGCAACCTGATATGGATTCTATTGTGAAGCTGCACTGATCTTAGCAGTGTCAATCAAGTATGAAAACCATTTACCTTTGTATAAAACTAAGTTATTTAGAATATTATTATCCATAAAATACTAGTAATTTTAATTTAATTAGTTATTATTAATTTGCACGTAGCATTCGTGCAGCAGAACTCCAGATATCAGTATCATTCGAGATCTCTTGTTTTTTAGTCTTTCTACTTACTCCAGTTCTATTTAGACTTTCTTTAAATTTGTTAATAGCTTTGGTAGAACCTTCGCTCTTAGCAGCCTTCAATAGTGTGTCTCCCTTCATAGTAAAGTAAGCAGACTCAAGTAAGTTCTTTACGCTTTTGGACCAATCCTTTTGGAATTTTGTCATGCCATCAGCGTCAGGCTTAAATATATATTCAAGTAACACCTGTTTATCTTTTTCAGGTATTTTAATACCACGAATATTATCCATGCCTTTTATTTCAGTGACAACGTTCTGGAAGTATTCCTGTTGACGCTTTGCAGCTGCCTTAGCTTGGTTTTCTTGATCTTTCAATAGCTGTTGTTTCTTTTGCTCTTTAATCTCTTTAAGAGCTTCTAAAGCATCTTCAGCTTCATCTTCAAGCAACCCAGCATCTTCATACTTAGTTAATTTCTTGTCTATTTGTTTAGTACTAAAACCCTTTTCTTTCAAAAACTCTTTCAATACTAATTTCTGATTAACTTCGTCATCTTCAATGCTAATCTCATTAAGGTCTAATTCACCTTCAATTTCAAAGTAATCTCTAAGATTTCCACCATTTTTAACAAAATTATCCAAAGCTTCAACTTCTTCACTTGCATACTGTGGTACTGAATTCTCTTCAATTACTGCTTGAAAGTAATCAACAAGTTCTTCTGGAGTAGAAGGAACTTCATCATCTTCGCCTAATTCCCAACCCATCTTTTCAGATATAGCTTCAAAGAATGTAGTTACTGTGTTATTATCAGTAGTATCGTCAGTATCTGCATCATCGTCATCATCTACATCTTCTTCTTTCTTAGGTTCAGGTTCAGTTACTTCTTTTTCCTTCTTACCTTTTTTAGTCTTTGCAGGTTCTGGCTCAACATCATTGTCGTCATCATCTGCATCATCGTTGTCTTCTGGTTTACGTAGTTTTTCCAGTTCTTCGTCTGTCAAAGGCTCACTAGCATCATTATCAATATCGGTTTTATCATCCTCTTTGCCAGTACTTGTTTCAGTTTTAAATACATTACCCCCTGGCATGAAATCTTCAAAGATTTCGAAACCGTTTAATGTTTCTTTTTCCATAATTATATATAATTAGATTATTCTTTCTTTCTTCCTTTATGTTTCCATTTCTTAGCATTCTAAGCAAAGATAGCTCTCTTGCGTGTCAATGGGTTCTTACTGTGTGTAAGTTCTTCTGTAGTTTTACCTGTTCTCTTCTTCAGGGCATTGAATTTCCCCCTATTCTTTTTCTTTATGTGTATCCCTCCGTCCTTGTAGTTCGGTATCGGATACTGTGGCATTATCATTGCCTGTTCTACCTAATTGATCATCTATTAAATCCTCCAAATTTATATAATTTAATATTAATGTATTTAATATATCCTTTAGATCTTCTTTGGTAAAATAATCAGGATCACTTAATAATGCTATTTCTTCCTTAGACAATTCTGGAGAAAACCATTTATGTCTATCTGGATTAAAAATAGGTTTATTATTCCACTTTTTATATTCCTCACGAGTCTCTTCATCAAAATCACTAATATAACCAAAGTTATCATGAAATCTGAATTTATTCAAGTGTTCGCACTGTATTGTAAAAGCAGAAGCGTACCTTAGAAAATCTATTGGCAAAAGTTTGTTATAAAAATCACTCATGATATATCTCTGTTATCTTTGTTATTTACTATAGGAATCATTTGAAAATCCTTATTGAACAATTTAGGACTTCTATAAAGATTAAATATTGCTTTGATATTATTGAAAGACTCTTTAGGAGCCTCTATTATCTCTTTCTTTAAACCTTTATAACTACCTGTATAATTGCCATTATGTAATTTTCCATTCTGATTTAAATAATTTCTGAACTGATTCATATAGCTTTTAATTTCAGTTCCTTGTAATATGTTATTATATCCTTCTCTAGTCATAGTAGGATACATAAGCTTAGCCTAGTTAAATGGAATAAATTTACTCTTATCCCCAAGTTTCTTTAAGAACTCATTACTCATACCAGCAGCACCATCAACCAGATGACCCATTTCATGCAATACAACATTACTAGGTATATCTTCAGGAGCCTTTATCATGTCTCTATTAAAATACATTGTATTACCTTTTGCTGGAGTAACCTATGCTGCAATAGTTG